CCTGTTTTATGTCGGAAAAGATAGTTGGCGCCAATCCCTCTTCAATCACCACGTCGTCATTATCCTGCGGAAGAACCGAAGAATAAGATTCATAAAATGATATTGGCGTCCAAGTCATTTTCCCTGCTTCGACGTGTTTGTCTAATATGGTAATTAATTTACCGGATGTTTCAACGTCAATAAAATTTTCATACAAAACTATATCTTTAGTCAACCTATTCTTGTTTGCTAATGTTATCATGCTATAATCCCTTTCCTAGGATCCCATTGAGCGATCTGTTCATCGGTTGGAAAAATTCTATAGTACTGCTCATTTGTATTAGGCTTAATATTTCCAGTGTGTTTTAAAATTTCCCAGAAAAAAGGACAAGTAAATCTAACAGAATTCTTTACTTCTGTAACACCATGAACATAATTCATATCTCCAGGGAAAAAATACGCAGCTCCTTTTTTAGGTTTAATTTGAACTTTCTGATTTGGGAAATACAACTCTCCACCCTCGTAATCGTCATTAATATAAAACAAACTTGCTATATCATAATTTGGAAAATCATTTGGCATGCCGGCATCCGGGCCTGAATGAAGCTCTTTGTCTGCGTGCGGCAATTGATACTGTCCTGGATTCCATTTTACGATTGTTTGTCCAGTTGGTTTAACTTCTACCTTAAAAAAGTCTTCAACAATAGGCTTTAATCTTTGAAAAAGCTTATCAAGCAGTGGAACAATTTTAGGATTGTTTTTATCTAATGTGGGACTAGTAGCCACCCTATCTTTCCAATAGGGTGCATCATAGATGACGGTGCCATTTTCATTGACATGACTTTCGGTAACATCCCAAATAGTTATCTGTCTTGCTGAGCTTTCTAAAAAATCTACTTCTTCTTTGGTCATAAAATTTTCCAGTTCCACAATATTTTCTGCGGCATGCCCGAAAAACCCAGAGGGAGTCATTGAAGGTTTCCTGACTACCAGCACTCTTTTTTCCGCTAAGTTCATATCATCACATCTTCTTTCTTTTATCGATAACATGAAGCTTCAATGCTTTTACCTCGTGTGATCCCAAAGATTCATTTTTCTCATTAACGGCGTCTCTGTACCAATCGGTAAATTTTCCTTTTTTATTCAGTTCTTGTGCCGCGTCACCGTAATCTGCACTTGCGCTTTCTCTTACATTATTGGGATCAGAATAATCAATAATGGTAATTGACGTATTGTTCAAATTCGTCAGAGAAATCGGGATGATAGTAGCAATGGGTGTGCCTTTTTCTATAGTTACTTCGACATTTGATTTTTTTGCTTTTATAGCTAGAGGAAGTGGTTGATCATAGAAAGATGTGCTAATAAAATTGGACATTGTTTCAAAATCATCATTAAAATAATTAACAGGATTAATCGTCCAAAGGCTTACATCATTATCGGTTCTAAAAACCAATCCCGTATTAAAACTTATTGATGATTGACCCCTACCACTATACGAGCTTGTAGGTTTAAAAATTTTTACATGATCAGCTGACTGATCATTGATCCCATCCCAGATAAATACTATATCCTGAATACAGGATAGACTAAACCCAACAACATTTGCTTGAGTAACGGGAAAGCATCTGTACGCATGTCTTTCGGACGTTTGATCCATCCATTCTCTTTTTACAGACATCGATTTAATATCAAAAATTGATCCTACTTGTTTTTCAACTGAAATATTAAACATGATGACCTAATTTATTGATGTCTGTCATTACAACTACGGAATATTTGATTCCACTTTTAATCGGAAGAGATGCGTGCTCATAAATATAGTTAGAAGGAAAAATCGCTATATCACCAACCTTAGGTATATGTATATGATTGTTTAGTCTTGGAAATTGTATCTCACCGCCATCATAGTCATCGTTAATATAAATAACTGCAGACACAGTACAGTTGTATGCTGGACCGTGATCTGCATGAATTCTAAAGTGTTTACCTTCACCTTCGTATTTTACAAAATTAAAAGCCTCATAATATACAACATTAATTCCCCAATATCTTGCGTAATCATCAACGCAAAGTTTTAATTTATCGTATATTTCTTTATGTAAGTCTAGCAATTCTGAATTATAGGAGTTACGAAGGCCTAAATTTTCTGGCTTAAATTTAAAATCTACACAATCTCTAGCTTTTTTAATTGGAATTGCAGAGTTTGTTACTTGAGCTTCTGCCCATCTATACATTTTTCCATTAGTTAAATTATCTTCAAGAATTTTTATATATCTATCTGCATCACTTTTAGAAAAAACATTATGATATATATTTAGTCCTAATCCAGGATTAGAAATTGTTATATTATTTTCTAAGGTTTTGATCGGCATTCTAAATGAAGAAGTTTCTAATCTTTCCTTAGACCACCATTCTTCGTTGTTATGTTCATATTGGGCTGTAGCGTATGTGTTTTGATTTTTCATTATTTGTATGATCTCTTTTCCCAAACTTGATTTTTGTAAACTCCTCCATTGGGCACTCGATATTTGTAAGAATTTTTAACATTTTTATCATATATTTTACTTGGATTTTCAATTATTATTTCTGATTCCCAATCTTCTCTTCTAAATGGAATAATTTGAAGATAAGGAGTTCCGGCTGATATTACCCCAGTCCAACCCTTAAACATAAAAAAGGGCACTTGCCCAAACAAATTTACCTTATCGTTATCTACAATTCCACTAGTATTGAAAAAGGGTAATTCAAATCTATTCAATGGCTGACAATATAAGGCACTGTAACCTTCAGAAAGAATAACACCCCAATCTACCCACCAAGCAAAATGCATTTTACTGTAACCCATTGGAGTATTAAAATCGGCCATTTCTGATCTTTCCGAAATAAAATCAGCACATTTAAGATCCAGCGCCTTAGCCTTTATTCGCTCACTGCCTTCATAGAACTCAATATCGCAAGGTGTTCTTAAGGCATAGCCACTGGACATTGCATCAAAAAATGGCGCACATGCTTTCCAGTTTGGAATTTTTCCCCCATCAGCTGGATTTACATATGGATGATTTGTTGCTGGATCATTTATGTAAACACTGGCTTCTTTATACCATGAAGGAAGTAGTTTTTTAATTGGCTTAGGGCAGGACGGGCTTTCTTTGTTGAGATGAGCCCTATTAGATACAAAAGTTATTTTTTGATCTTGCTGTGATTTATTGTTTGCGCTAGATGATTTCATAATCAATCAATTATGCCATATTTATTTTGTTTTTGGATAATTTGCAACGTGATGTTTATGAAAATCATCAGTGTAATCAAACATTGTGACAGCAGAATATTTCACCCCTTCAGTTACAGGCAAAGCTGCATGTGCATATATGAAGTTAGAAGGAAACACAATAATGTCTCCGGAACTAGGTTTATGCTTTAAATCAAGCGTATGAAAACTTAATTCTCCGCCCTCATAATCATCATTAAGGTATGCGATAGATGAAACGGTACAAACATATGAAAATCCGTGATCTGCATGATAATGAAAGTGTTGATTTTTTTCATATTTAACAAAATTTATTGATTCCATATATTTCATGGTTATATTATATGGACCGCAATATTCAGTAACACATTGCTTTATCTCTGATCCAACCTCATTATACACTTTGTGTAGATCATCGTATTCTGTACCTTTTGCCATATTGGCAAGGGCTTCTGCAACTTTGAAATCCCAACAATCTCTATACTCAGGCATTTTTTCTTGATGACCAACTAATGCTTCTTTCCAACCATAATATGGATGAAAGTTTTTTACTTTAGCCAGCTTCTCTAGTCTTTGAGGTATTTCTAATTCTCTAGGTAATTTATTGCGATAAATTACTATACCTAATTTTGGATCGCCAAGATATTCCATATCACCACTTCCCTAATGGACAGTGTGCGTGTTTTAATTTTGTTTTAAGTAGCATAAAACATCCGCATTTCTTACACTGTCTTGTATGTTCTGTCAATTCTGGGCACTGCAAACACGTAGCATATCTTTCTTCTGTGACTGCACTATCAGCGTATTCAGTTGGATACAATAGATCCCAAGGTTTAGCTTCAGCTGCCATAGCATCTTTAAATTTTTTCCAAGCGCTCATGCTGGTGGCTGAAAGTCAACTCCATCAAATGTCCACCCAGATCTTACTGGGCTTGTAGATTCGACTTCCGTAATTTGAGGATTACTGCGAAGACATGCAACAAATCTTTCGTAAGCAGGCCCTTCTGGGAATTCCAATGTATAATTTACAACTCCGTCATTAAGAAAATTGAATTTCGTCCCCTGGCCTTCGCTAGGTTCAGCTTCTACAATTTCAGGACTGTTTCTTAAACATTGCGTTTGTTGGGCTTGAAGTTCGTGTGGATTTATAAAAAGATGCATAGCAACATCTCCATCTACCAGGAACAAAAATTTATACCTAACTTCTTCGCTCATATGTAGTTATACTCCTTGTATCTTGTCCTCTTCCTATTATATCACACTTGATCAGCCAAAGCAGCTGCTGCCTGAGCAACCTGACCCGCCACCACCGCAACCGGCGCAGCCATCGCCAAAGGATGGGAAGAATGGGCCAAAGCTTGGGAAGAACGGTGGGAAGAACGGTGGAAAGAAGGGGAAGAAGGGGAACCACGGTGGGAAGAATGGGCCAAAGCTTGGGAAGAACGGGAAGAACGGTGGGAAGAACGGTGGGAAGAACGGCGGGAAGAAGGGGAAGAAGGGTGGGAAGAACGGTGGGAAGAACGGCGGGAAGAATGGGAAGAAGGGTGGGAAGAATGGTGGGAAGAAGGGCGGGAAGAACGGGAAAAACGGGGGGGCAACCGGGGTAACAGAGTTGGAGGCGGCAGATTCGTCGGAATTAACACCATAAGAGGTTTCTGCTCTGACCGTAAACGTGTAGGCTGTTCCGATTCGTCAAACCCGTAACCGTAATAGGGGAACTGGCTGCGGTAGCAGTTATCCCGCTAGGGCTAGACGTGGCACGATAAGTAACCGTAGCTTTACCAGTATAAGTAGAAGCAGTAAATGGTACCGTAGCTTCCGCATTACCAGCCGTAGCCGTACCAATGGTTGGTGCTGTCGGCTTTTTGCCACCCGAGTCACGTCTACGATTAAGTGCCATATATTATGCGCTTAAGTCTCCTGTTACAACCCATGTATTTGCAGCTCTCTTCAAAGCAACAACGGCTGAATACTGGGCGCGTACTTTTAGTCCCGGAGTTGCGTTGACCGTCACTCCTGATGCTCCAGCTATCGTTACTTGACCGGCACCGGTTTGTAGTATGGTAATCTGCGATCCAGTCGGAAAGTTTACTGAGTTATCGGCTGCAATTGTAATGGTGGTTGCGGAAGCGTTTGACATTTCAACAACTTTGTTTTTGTCACTCAAAGCCAAAGTATAGTTTGCTGTCTGCGCAGAAAATAGTACATCTGCTATCATGTCCGCTGAAACGGTTCCGCTATCTGCCGTCGTGACGACGTTGCCGTAGGTAGTTCCGTCAGTGGTGGCTTCCCACTTGTCGCTTGTCTCATTCCAACGAAGAGCAACGGTGCTAGAATTTCCACGCAATACTTCAATACCAGCGTTTTCTGTCGGAGAGCCCGTAGTGAAGTCGCTGTTCAACGTGACAACATTGTCGGCAACGCTTAGTGTTGCGGTATTGATTGTCGTCGTGGTTCCGCTAACGGTTAGGTTGCCAGATACAACCAGGTTGTCGTCGACGGTGACGGTTCCACCAGCTGAGTCAATCGTCAGGTTGCCAGAAGATGTATCAATCTCGCCAGCGGCGGTGATACCGACCTGAACGGCGTCGAGTGTTGCACCCGCAAATGTCGGGTTGGCGCTCGTGGCAACAGACTGACCAATTGAAATCGTCGCAGTTGAACCTTCGCCCGCAGTATGGGAAACTGTTACTCCGGTTCCAGCCGAAACATCAGACATGTAGTTTCCGTTTGTATCTGTACCAAGGTCAATTGTGTCATTCACCCACGCGGTGTTATTCCACTTTAGAAATTGTCCCGTTGTTGCTGAGGTTATCGTTACATCACCAACGTCATCAAGATTGTTGATAGTTGGGATTGCCGCGCCAACCCACTGATTGTTTGAGCTTAAATACTTAAGAAATTGTCCATCTGATACTGAACCAGTATTCACATCGGACAAATCA